GATAATGCTGATAGTCTGCGTGGTTTGTATCTTGACGGTATAGTTTTAGATGAGTATGCAGATATGCGCCCTCGTATTTGGGGCGAGATTATTCGGCCTTTGTTGGCAGACAGGCTTGGATGGGCAGTTTTCATTGGAACCCCAAAGGGTCATAACGCCTTCTGGGACATCTATAGCAACGCCATTAAGAATGACAACTGGTATGCCAAAACCCTAAGAGCAAGCCAAACAGGGCTACTTGCCAAGGAAGAATTGGAAGATGCTGCTAGGTCAATGACTCAAGACCACGCAGACTATCAGCATTATCAGCACCGAATAATCGTATTCTCGCCCCATTTATTAGTTCCACCCATAATTCAGATTGATTGGCTTTTGCCATTACTGGCTTACTAAATCTTAGTAGATAGTCCCAGGCGATATTCTTAGCTTGGCTATAATATGGTGCAACATACGCATATCTGCCATCTTCTTTGCCCTCTATTAGGGCTTTATAGATTAATTCATTAATACAGCTAACAGTCTTACCACAGCGTCTATGCGCCACAATAACTGCCCAGCGTTGGCTTCTTTCATGGAAATCTAGGAATACATCACGGGGTTGGTAGTCTAACTCTACCTCTTGGACTATTTCTTCCAAGACACCACCATGCGTACAGGAGTCTTTTCATCACCTACTACTTCAGTCCTAGCTAATTTAGGCACAGAGTATTCAACTAAGTTTTGCACTATGTCGCAGGCTTTGGCAGGATTAGGTTGCACAATCCACTTTCCAGTAAGGTCGTCAAATATGCCTTCTGCGGTGCTCTCAATCCATGTTTGTAAATAAGGTATGTTGGCATCAAGTAAGGCTTTAATAGCCTCACGAGCCTCTTGAGTGGCTTTATTAGGCACTCCTGGCTTACGACCACCAGTCTTTTTTCTAGTTTCTTCTACTTTATTGTCCATACATTCTCAAGTAATTGATTTGTAAGGGTTTTATTCTACACCAGTTTTTTATGCAATGTCAGGGTCGTGAATCTTATTCATAGCTGACAGTAATGCAGCCTTACGCTTCATGCGCTTGTTATTCAATGGGTTAAGCAAATCACCTTTACCGCCTACTGCTAATTCTTGTGGCTTTGGCTTATTGCGAGCAACTTCTTGTTTTTCAAGGGTTGACTCTTTATGTGGGCGCAACATAGCATCTTCTTTTTTGTAGGCTCGGCTCATGTGTTTCATTCTGCTTCACGCTTTCCAAGGAATTTACCGTATGCTTCTTCAAGGGTAGCTTTACGCTTACCTTTAGCATTATCACGCTCTACATTAAGGGCGATTGCCACCGCTTGTTTCTTTGGGCGACCAGCTTTCATCTCTGCTTTGATGTTCTTACCTACGCTTTGGGCGCTTCCTGATTTATCGAGTGGCATGATATGTCCTTATTTCAAAAAGCGTAGTTTGTAAAGGGTAGAGTCAATAAGCTGGGCTATTTCATCAATAATATTCTGAATTTGGGTTTCTTGCGGCAAATCTTTACGGGCATCATCTACAAAATTCTTTAATGATTCCATATACTTAACAGCTTCTTTAGGCTGGTGATAGACGCTTGGAAATGTTTTAATCTGCTCATAACAACCCATGTAAGACTCTACTAGGTCATCTACCAATTCCACGATTTCCTCGTAATACTCTCCCAAAGCCATGTGCTTAGAAAAAGAATCAGTATTCCAATGGAAAAAATGGGTATTAGTAGCGCTATGCAGCATCGTAGCAGCAAACATTGCCATGTTGTCATTCATATATCACTCCAGTTTGTACGATTTTAACAAATTTATAGCATCTTGCTCGTTATTTACTCTAAATAAATCGCCACCTTTCCAACCAGCTATAAACTTTAATTGGTCAGGTGTAAAGTGTTTATCGACACCATCTTTAACTTCTATTAAAATAGTGTGTCCTTCATAAGCCACAAGTAAGTCTGGTATTCCCTTGCCAACCATGTGCAATAGGTATACATCAGCACCATTATCTCGTAGCGCTTTTACAACACTTGCTTGATTTTTATCAACTTTTTTTGCGAATGACATATTTTAGGTTAGTATTTAGTAACTTATTGATTATAGGGGAATTTAATGGCTGGTTATCATTTAACCGATGAAGAATGGATAGCTTCTTGGAATAAAATAGGAAGCCCAGCAGAATTTGGCAGAGTGCATGGAATAGCGGTAAGAAATGTAATGGCTAGGCGTAGGTCAATAGAAAGCCGTTTAAAAATAGAATTACCTACTTTTGCAAGTTTAAACCCAGCTTACGCTAAAAAGATTGAGCAAACACCTGGTCATGTCCGTAGAGGCATGGACATAGAAAAAGGCCGTGTAATTGTATTTAGCGATGCACACTTTTGGCCTGACGATACCACTACAGCGTTTAAAGCGCTGTTAGAGATGATTAAAGAGTTTAAGCCTACAGCTATAGTCTGTAATGGCGATGCGCTTGATGGGGCTAATTTAAGCCGTTTCCCACGCCAAGACTGGAATAAAGTCCCAACAGTCAAAGAAGAATTAGACGCTTGCCAGTATTTCTTGGGCGAGATTGAAGCCGTAGCTAGGGGCGCTAAATTGTTTTGGCCTATGGGTAACCATGACCAACGCTTAGAAATGACCATTATTGCTAACCTTCCATCATTTGAAGGTGTGCGTGGCACTTCTTTGCGTGATTACTTTCCTATGTGGCAACCTTGTTGGTCTTTTTGGATAAATGAAGATACTTGCATTAAACACCGTTGGAAAGGTGGCTGGACTGGCGGTAGAAATAACGCAGTTAATTCTGGCGTTAACATGATTACAGGTCATACCCATGTGCTTTCAGCTATTCCGTTTAATGACTATAACGGCACACGCTGGGGAGTCCAAACCGGCACACTAGCTGACCCTAATGGGCAACAGTTTAGCTATACAGAAGATACCCCTAAAGACTGGAATAGTGGCTTTGTAATGCTTTCTTTTGAAAGAAGCAAGTTATTGCAACCTGAAATGATTAGGGTTTGGGGTGAGGATGAGGTGGAGTTTAGGGGTAAGATACATAAAGTATGAAGCTAACCCCGTCTATTCTTCGTAACCTGTATTCAGCAATTTATTGCATGAAGCCGTTTGATAGATGGGCTATGCCGTTGCCAGAGCAAATTTGCTTTATTGTAGATAGCGACCCACAGTTAATGGGTAGTTATTTATACGATGACGGGGAAAAATATGAGCATACGATTACTATTTCGTCTGCCCGTTGTGGTCATCTTGACACGGTAATTCGTGTTTTGTGCCACGAATGTATACACATGAGCCGTCACAAGACGAGCAAGTGGACTCACCACGATAAGGAGTTTCGTAGTAGAGCGCACCGTATCTCGTCTGAATTGGGGTTTGACCCGTTAGAGTTGTAGTGTTATCCATACCGCTATTATAGGTAATAACAATGTTATAACACCAAAGTATAGAAGCAAATCATTCATTTTAATCTATCGCTGACTAATTTTGCGTAACCTTCAATGTCGTGCCATGAGTCTTTGTATTTAGGGTCGCCATTAACAATTCTTGCCATTTTATTGCAAATCATGTCTAAAGACTCTAATTGAAAAGACCTTAGATTGTGATATTGTTTTCCATCCCAAAGAATTTGTTTTAAAAATTGACTAATTTTCGCTACATCCTCATAATCGCCATAAGTTTTTTCTCTTTCAGCAAGAGTTGTTTCAATCTTTTTCACTAATTTCCCTTTCCAAGTCTTTTATCAACGCACTCCAAGAGCCTCTCCTGGGTAATGTGCCATTTATTTTCAAAACCCTTTGCACCCAATCCGTGAAGGCCGGTATTTCCACGATGGTGTTCTGGGCATAGCGGCAAGATAGGGGATGTAGACCGTTTAGTTCCATATCTCCGCACATGATGGAGTTCTGCCGGAGTGCCTTCAAACCCAAGGATTTCGGAGCATAGAATACATCCGAGCCGAGCAATCTTATCAAGTGACTTCTTTTCATTTTTAGTCATTTTTCCTTAGCAAATTCCCCGTAATATTTTTTTCTTGCCAAAATTGCTGCATTGTTGGCCATATTGATGTCTTTAAAATAGCCAATATGTTTATTTTTTCTTTCAACTTTAACCATCACAAGCCATTTATTAGACCTTTTATCCCAATAAACATTTTTATAACCAGAAGTGTTATCGCTCCTGATAAATGAATTGTAATTATTTTGAGTTTGCGTTGCTTCCCGTAAATTTTCTATTTTGTTGTTTGACCTGTTTCCATCAATATGGTCAACAGAATTAGGAAAAAAACCATTAAACATAGCAAATATAATTCTATGAGAATAATAATATTCGCCATTTATTCTTATTTGTAAATACAAATTATTACAAATTGAACCAGCCTTGTTGCCAGGCACAACTTTTACAGACTTAGGCGATGGTCTTTTTTTCCAATAAAGCTCTCCATTCTTGTATTCAAACAATTCATGCAATAAATCTTTAGACAGTTTGTCGTGTTTATTTGTAGCCATCAGCTAGTGCGTACCAATCTCTATAAAATTGTTTAAATTCACCAAAACTTGTGCCTGACTTTAAAAACTCACCATCTTTGGTAATTTGCCAATAGCCTTCAATAACTGTTTCTTCATCGGTATTGCCAACAATGATAGTAACAATAAATCCTTCTTTTTTTGCTAAAGATTTAAGCATTATTTTTTGGCCTTCACTTAGCTTTTCACCAGGCTTTTTCCATTCCATTATTAAGAATTGCCCATTGCGTTCTGCAATACCGTCAAGGTCGCATGGGACAAATCCAGGGTTAGTGGCTATTAATCCTTTAAAGTCTGCATAGTCTTGATGCTTTGCAAACATATTACGCATTAGTTTCGCAGCCATTGGTCTTTCAATGCCCTAACGCTGGCAATCTCTAATTTAATAGTTTCATCGGCTAATTCATGGGCAATTTTGGTTGCTAATTCAAAATTACATTTAAGAGTAGCGTTGTGGTATTTCTTCATTAATCTTTGAATACAAAGGTAGTTTTCAGAGTAATCGGTCATCTAGTCATTCTTTCTATATTTCGGTTTGTTGCTTGTTCTGTGCGCCAGGCTTCAAACTCCATTTGCGCTTGTGCAACCTCTAATTTTAATAAAGTTTTGTTTGCTGTAGCTACATCAATTTGTTCGCAATATTCAGCATATTCCAAAGAAGCGTAAGCCTCTCGTTCTTGCGCACCCAATGAATTCTCATTAGACTTTTTCATCATAATTGCAATAATGGCTTTTTTCTTTGCGTCTAAACCAGCTACCAAACCTTCTGCTTCTGCATACTTGTATTTAATTCGTTCAAGCGTGTCAAAAGCGTTGTGTGGGTTAAATTCTTTCATAGTTTGCCCCATTGGTTTGCCATAGCGTCAGCAATACCTTGAAATGTTTTATTGCGTATTTTTTTAATTTCGAGGGTGTTATAACCTAACTTTTTGCCGTCAGCACCAACAGTATCATGCGACCAGCTTGGCATACGCTTACCAGACTTAGTTATATAAAAACTACCTTTATTTACAATTTTTGTGTGTTGTAATGGTGGTAAATTTTTAAGCCATAAGCAAGTAGTCTTTTGTGCTTCATGCCCAAATTGCCAAGGCTGGATTATTTGGTTAGGTTTACGGTAAATTGATGACATTATGCCAACTGGATTTTCTACGGCAATTTTAGGTATATCAACGTTAGCTACTTTTAGAAAGAAATCTATACCTTGTTGTTGTCTGCCATCTGCCCGTTTTTGCACAAAATGTTTAGCTCCACTAACAGCCAAATGAGTGCATGGCGGAAACGCAATCATCATATCCCAACCGTCATTAATGATGTCAAACATATCACCTTGATAATGAGGTCCTGGTGAATCGGTAGGCTCAATATCACAACTTATGGCATTGTGCCCTGCTTTAATAAAAGCATCACGCACAGTACCACTAAATTCACACGCTATAAGTATTTTCATTTGAGGTTCATCCACAAACCAACTTGAGCGGCAGCGTAGCCAATCCAAATTAAACCGTTTGACAATGACCCTTTAAAGTATTGTGCAAGGCCTACTACTAAATACCCAAGCCCTGTTGCTGCGACAATGTATTTTTCCAACATCCCCATTCCCCTTTATTACCTAGCTTCCATTGGTCATAGAAGTCATTTAACAATGCTTGACTAAATTCATATTTGCTAATGTAAACACGAAACCAAGTCAAACCTTTTTTATGCCGTAAATGGCACAAATACCTTACACCGCACTCATGCCTAGCTTTTTCATACATTTAGCTTTAAGGCTTGCATAGGTGTCATAGCCATTTCCCATAATACCCAACTCTCTTGCTTTAGCGTCAATGCCTTCATTGCTAAACATCCATTCTTTAGATTTTTTTTGTTTCTTGGGTTCAATCACTAATTCATCTTCCCATCTTTCCTGATTTAACCAAGTAGCTGGATGGGGTATAAATTCTAACTCAGTTTCTTTTGCTTGCCAGTACGCATTGTGGTCATCAATAGCTTTGCAAGCGTCTAATTGTTGTTGCTCAGTCAATTTAGCAAAAGCCTTGCGTGCAACAGCTTTAGCTATTTTGCGTGGATATGCCGACCAGAATTCATCAAACATTATTGCATTACCCTTGGTGTCATTGGTGATGGTGGGCTTGGTGGTACTGTGTAGCCTGTATTGCCAACTACAGCAGTTGTTACACCACTTGGCGTTTGTATAACAATTTGACTTGGGTATAAAGTAGCTACTTGTGTAGTAACGCCAGCAGCGTTTACAAATTGTGCTTTATTACCGTTTATTTGTACCGTGCCAACATTGTAGCCTTGGGCATTAGTCATTGGTATGGTTTGTGCTTTAGCTGGTACACCGTAAGCAAACATACCGCCTAATACTGCACCTAACAAACATGCGCCTAAAAAGTCTTTCATTTAATTCCCCTTAAATGTTTACTCGTTATTGAGTGATTACAGTTTCTTATTATTTTTTGTAGTTGTCACTAAGTATTTATACCTATGTTGTATTTATACCAATAGACTGTTATTAGTATTGTTATTAGTAATTCCAAGAGGTTTGAGCACACCTAGCCTACCTAAGTGTGCCTTCAAATGCTTCCATTGAGGAATCGCATCACCCGACAGTCTTGCATGGTATAGGCACTATCTTCGCCACCTATATTGCGCTGTTTCAACCATTACCCCCAGTAGCGCTGTTAATCCTATCCCCTGGTATGTCGTTAGAGCCTCGAGATAGGAAAGTGAGTTTACAACAAATTATTAGTCACCGCAAAAACAAGGTATACCTTCCTCATCTGTAGGAAACATATCGTCATGGGATAATGCAAACTTTTTTAATTCCGCATAACTTGGTCGGTCTTTACGAAACTTTGCCCCGTCACCATAAGTTTTATTGCTTGAATTAGCATGAGATTCCATCTTAATCCACCAATCAGCCCTTTCAGGTTTTTCTCTAATAAGGCTAATAATTTGATGTGTAGGCTTTAGAAAGCATAAATCGCAGTTTCCGTGCATGGTTACGCCATTCATATTTGGCAGACCCAAATCAAAAGACTGCTCTTTCCAGAATTTACCTACAGTTTCCTTGGTAACACCAGCCGTTACCAATGGAGTGCGCTCCCTGTCCATTTTTGCAGCCCTACGCATTTCATCGGCACGAATACCAACCCAATCCATGTTCTCGTTATGTTTCCACCCTAAAGCCTTTAAATAAGCGTGTATGGTGCGAATTTTAAGTTTGGCGGTGCATATCCTAGCTACTGGGTTTGGAAGGTATGGTGAGACGTTTTGGTCTATTAAATCAAAGAATGGCTCGCCATTACGACTTGCAGTTTCAAAGTTAACTTTTTTCCAACGGTCTGCTGGTTTTTCAGCGTGTTGGTATTCAACCCAATGAATTTCAACACCCCAATTTTTACCGCAATCCCTTACAAATTCAAGCGTAGCTTCTTCCTCTTTACCTGTATTTGCAAAAGTAACAATAGCTTCTTCTGGAAGCCCATTATTTGATTGCAATATCCTCCAAAGCATATAAGCTGAAGTGCGACCACCGCTAAAGCTAATTACTGTTGGCTCTAATATTTCAAATGGGTCACTCATCGTCTTGCGCTCCAAATGCGTTGTTTTTAAGCAACTCAGGCCAAATTAACCAAAAGTTGTTTGGAAATAGGTCTTGACGGGTAACCAAGCCATGACTTTCTTTTTCAATCCTTGCTCCAAGAAATAATAATTGCTCCCTGGGGATGCCGTTTTTACGCCATTGGGACACGGCTGCTGGCTCTACATCGCACATTTTTGCGACTTTAACTGTGCCACCCAATAATTGAAGTAATGCGTGTTCGGTTAGTTTTATATTCATAGTGAAGTAATCTTACCACGACAAAGTGTGTAAATACAACGCTTAAAAATATATTTGCAAAACTGTTTTAAGTTATGTTAAAGTCTTACTTATAGCAATTTTGCTATTTATCTAAGGGGAATTTAGATGGGTGAATTAAATCAATTAATGCTTGAGCATGAAGAATTTTTAGAATTAGCACTTGACGACATGGAATACGGTGACGAGCTTACACAAGAGCAAGTTGACTGCATACGCCAAGCCTGTGGCAAACCAAAACACAATGTAGTGCTTAAAAGTTTGTTTGACGACTTTGGCAGAATTTTTGGAGGTGCAAAATGAACCAATCAGAATCTATTGCTAATCTAGCTAAAGCGTTATCTAGCGTACAAGGAGATTTAACCCATGCTAAAAAAGACTCTGCCAATCCTTTTTTCAAAAGTAAATATGCTGACCTTGAGTCTGTTTGGGATGCTTGTCGTGGTTTATTGGCTTTTAACGGTTTGGCTGTGGCTCAATTCCCTGGGACTTATTCTGAATTAGATAAATCTATGTCTTTAACAACAATTCTTACGCATGAGTCTGGCGAATGGATTAGCCATGAAATGTCTGTACCAGTTACTAAAGCAGACGCACAAGGCGCTGGGTCAGCTTTAACTTATATGCGTAGATACGCATTAGCAGCAGTAGTAGGAGTAGTGCAAGCGGATGACGATGGCAATGCTGCCAGCAATCCACAATCTAAACCAGCAGTAGTTAAACCTAAAGAAATTTAAGGGGAATATGACATGGCTTATACACCAAAAGAAGGTAGCGGCTCGCTATTTAAAAATGACCGCAAAACAACGGAAACTCATCCTGACTATACGGGTTCAATTATGGTTAATGGAAAAGAGCATTGGTTGTCAGCTTGGGTTAAAGAAGGTCAAAAAGGCAAGTTTTTCAGCGTTTCGATAGGTAAAGAAAAACAACCTAAAGGCTTTACCGCAGCAGGCAGTGATGAATTACCACGCAATACTATTGATGACGATGTCCCATTCTAAGGAGCTAACATGAAAAAAGCACTTTTAGCAATTGCATTAGCCGGTGTATTTACCATTGCTGTAGCCCAATACGCTAACTGCTGGCAGCAATATGTTTGCGGTGGTGGTGGTTGCCAATGGATTACTATTTGCCGATAGGACTATTATGAAAACTGTTATTAATGATGCTATTCAGCAAAACATAGAGTCCATTCATACTGAGGAGTTTCATGTGGATGAGGAAAGACAGTTAATTTCAATGACCCTTGAGGGGTTGGTTAGCGTCATTAATACAGTAGTCAAAGTAGCAGCAGAAAAAGTAACAAATGAGGCTGAAAAAGCCGAAATTCTAAAAATGTGTAATTAATGCTACAAATAAGGGGAATAACATGGCAGAATCACAACATTGGTATTGTGCCCAAACAGGGCAACCACGCTATACAACCATTGGTAAAAACGGCAAAGAAAGAAGCACCACGCTTCGAGATGCCAAGTCAGCACCAGGCACACTTGTGCCAAGCGTATCAACAATTAACGGACAACTATCAAAAGCAGGCCTTGATACATGGAAACAAACAGAAGTATTACACGCCACGCTTGCTAATCCTCGCCTAGATGGTGAAGATGAAAAAGAATACATTAGTCGTATTCTTGACTTAGCCAAGCGTAAAAGCCGTGAAGCAGCAGACCGAGGCACACTTATCCATGATTGGATTGAGAGCTTCTATAACAATGAATTTGTGCCGGATATGCCAGCGTATGTCCGAGCAGTCGATGAGGCCGTAACAGCCCATTTTGGCGCTCAACTATGGATTCCAGAGCAGTCGCTAGTTAACGCACAAGAAGGCTATGGCGGTAAGTGCGATTTGTATTGCAAAGCACGCCATGACTTTTCTGGGGTAGTAATTGACTTTAAGACTACGGAAAAATCCCCTGGTGAATTAACACCCTATACTGAGCATACCATGCAATTAGCTGCTTATCGTGAGGTTTTAGCCCCTACAGCACGCTGTGCAAATGTGTATATTAATGGCACTACAGGTGAGGTAGCAATCTACGAGCATGATGAGCAAGACTTGCGTGACGGCTATCAAATGTTTTTACATCTTTTAGGCTTATACAAACTTAAAAATAAGCTAAACTAACAACGGGGGCGAGGTGGTTTCCCCTTCTGCCTACCATGTGTGTCCGTGCGCACCGCCCCCACCTAACAATGACCGAAAGTGTAAAGAAACGAGTAGGTCACCTTTTGTTGTTTATACACAACTAAGGGTTTGTCATAGTAGACACTTATTAAAATTATTAAGAAACTACAGTCTTTAAGGGGAAATAAATGACAAAACACAAAAAAGCACCGTATATGGGTTGGTTATATGTTGGTGACACATCTGTTGATGTGCATGGCTATGGCGATGACGATATATGCGAAATCTACATCACCGATACAGACATTAATGTATTGGAAATGATTATTAGCCTTGGTGGATGGGATAAGTTTTTAGATGATGCCCGTGAAGCCTGTTACGAATATAGAGCGAGGGTAGCTTAATGGATATATACGGAAGAAGGGTGTTTGAGGGAGAGGCCCCTTGCGACAAATGCAAACAAGCGCCAGACTGCAAAGAATACGAAAAGGCTTGCAGAGCATTTAGTTACTATGTGCTACACGGCACATTCCATGAGCATACCTTGCGACATCCTACACATGGGATGTTTAACAAGATTTTTAAAGAAGACGACAAGGCGCTTAAAAATTACCTTAAATCCATCAAAACAAGAGAGGAGATGGGCATAAATGACCTTTTTAAAGAATGACATGTTTAAGTTAATGAGCCAAATTGACACAGTAATTAAAGTCAGCGGCACAACTTTACAAGCAAAAAGACGCATTGTTGCTGAATACAATCCATTGTTTTATGTGTTTGGTTATGAATTGCAGCAAAAGCCTTGGTTAAATTATGGGGGTAAATATGAATGAACCAGTAGCGTATATTCCTTTTGCTTGGTATTGTGCTTGGCTTGGTAATTCTGCCGAACCTGTTTGGGAACAATACGAGAAATGTCACCCATCAACAAAAGAATGGGATAACTTCCCTGACAAGATTATTCCACTCTACACCCATTTAGCAAAGACACTAACACCATTAACTGAAGATGAGTGCAGAGCAATTATTGAAAAGCACAATTGGTTTGCAAAATCTTGGGCAGAAATGGCAATGGAAATACAAGATGCAATACTAAGAAAGGCACAAGAAAAATGAACGCAAATGAATTAGCTGATGAATTGGAAAGTTGTAGAGATTACGAACTGCCAAATTATGTGCATAAAACCGCCACAATGCTGCGACAGCAACAAGCTGAAATAGAACGCTTAATAGGTTCAAAACCAATAACTTATGGGATGCTAACATTTTGTAAAAATTGCGGTGAACAAAACCCTTATCAATCAAAGACACTAACAGATGAGGAAATAAGAAACATTGCAAACGAAACCGACCTTGAAAGCGGAGTTGCACAATGGAAATATGATTTTGCTAGAGCAATACTAAGAAAGGCACAAGAGAAATGAATTTTACAAGCGAAAGCGTAATGCACGATATTGAAGTTACACTTAGAGAGCGTAGTGAAATGGATTGGAGTAACACAGACCGATTGCTCCTCAAAGCACAACTTCATATTGCTGGATTACAAAGACAGCTTGACCATAAAGAGCTAACAGATGAGGAAATATTAGAAATTCGCCATAGATACAGGACAAAGTTGGTGGATGGTAATTATCGAGTTGATGAATTGGAATTTGCTAGAGCAATACTAAGAAAGGCACAAGAGAAATGAATTTAAAACTAATTGAATCGTTTGTAGAGTTAATTGAATTAGGTGTTTTTGCAAACAAAGAAGATATTGTGAAAGGCTTAAACTCCGCAATCAAAGTAACTAAAGAACAAGCAGACCTAACAGATGAGGAAATAAGGCAATGTATTTTGGAATATTTTGAAAGTCCTGAATACAAACAATATCCATTACCTACTGTATCTATTCAGTTTGCTAGAGCAATACTAAGAAAGGCACAAGAGAAATGATTAAAGTTATTCCAAGATTTAAAAACGATGACTTTTTGCGAATTAGATATGTGCCATATCAAGAAGCACCAATCGTTGAATACAGGGAAATTGAAAAACAAAAAATAGGAACTTGGTTATTTGGACTATTGCCTGTTTATAGGTATTTTTATAGCGAATGGAAGGCACAAGAGAAATGACAAATAACGACAGAGATTTACTCAAGCAAATGATTAAGGCAGGCCACTTTAGCTACGACATTTACGAGTTGTTAGTTGAGCATAACAAAATGCGTACTAAAGAGTTAATTGAGCAAATGGGTGACAAATGGTGTTGCCACCCTAGCAATGCTGCAAAGCGTTTAGAAAAGCCTTTAGACTTGCTTAATACGCACAGGTCAACTGTTTTTAGCCATGTTTAACGCTTCTAATTCTTCTCTGTCTACTCTGGCGAGCCATCCCTTGCCAAAGACAGGGAAGGTCTTTAGTGACTCGTAATAGTGCCGTCTAGCTTCAGAGAATTTTGCGATAATATCTGCGCTATTGCTGGAGGAAATAAGTTCTCTTGTTCTTGGGCCGATAACTCCATCAGGTACGCAGCCAATAGCTTGCTGAAGCAGTTTAATGCTCCTTCCTGGCCCTGCGTTAACTCCCATTGAAAAGACAGCAAAATCGAGTCCTCTAGGTAATACTTCACAGTAGCAAGGCTTCCAGTATTTTAATTCGTACAAAGGTGCTACATCTTCTTTAGTTAGCTTTTTAAGGCTTTCTACAGGGTGGCCTACATATTCTTCCCAAACACGCTTGGTAACGCCTAAATTGGTTTCACCGCCTGGGTCATCTTTGTGGTTTACCCAGCCTCCCTCGCTTTTTAAAACAAGGTCAAGACATTCTTTAAAATTACCCTGCATGATGAATCCTATGACAATTTGCACACAATAAAATACATTTATCGGCTTCTTTTTTTATTTCAACCTCAGAATACCTATCAATCATACTAGAAATATCCATTTCTTTATTGCCAAGATGGTGAAAATCAAATGCCACATTTGGAAAAATGCCATTACACATATTGCATTTACCGCCCAATTTTTGTATTAATTCTTCTCTAATTTTTTTTCGTTTGTAAACTTTGTAATGCAAAGAACATCTCAAATAACCGCCTTTATTATTTGTGTCCTTCCCACATTCAATACAAGTTTTTGTTGGGTTTCTTTCTCTAACAGGCTTTGTCATTTCTTGCCCTTTTTTCATTCTAAGGTAATGGGCGTTACAAAGTCCTTTAGATAAAGACGGTTTTTGGCAGTTTTCTATTGTGCATTTAGTCATTCCACCATTATAACAGGGGAATCACTCATCGTCTTGTCCTAGTTTAATGCCTGTAATTAAGCCAATAAATCCACCAATAATTGTTTGGAAGGCTGGGGTAATAGCTTCAAATATCTTGTCATTGCTTACATCAGCGTCAAACATACCAGCCATCATTGTGCCAACCATGCCAATAACCACTACGCAAAGTGTAATAGTTACAGAAAAAGTAACATAAGTGCTTAATTTATTCTTTTCCATCTTTATTCTTCATATCAATTATTTTTTCAAGGGTTCTGCCGCCAAAATAAAACGACATAATTAACATTCCCCATTGGCCTAGCAATTCTACATATTTTTGATTTGTGTCAATGCCACCAGCACTCATCATGGCAAATACTACATAAAACACTAAAATAAATATTAAAGTCAATGGGCGAATGTTTTTAGATAACCAGCTATCACTAGCCATATCTGCTTGTTGGCGCTTGGTTAATTCTTGTTGTTCTGCAATATCAG